TATAATAGGATTGAGGGTCAAACCTCAGAAACTTGAAAATTTAAACAAATTAAACAAAAAGGAGGATTTATGTCAAAGCCTGAATTTGGCGAGACTTACTATCGAGTTCCAAAGCCAACTGAAGAAGAAATTCTTCAAGGCGCTGAACCGACATACTTTTCTGAATTTGGAATTGACATTGGCGCAATAAAGTCAATGGGCGTTTCTAAAACTTGGAAAGTTGTGAAAATGCTTCGAGAAGCTAGGGATGAACTTTACCCCAAACTTACAAAAGGGAAAAAAGAAACTTCGACCTATCGGACAAGATTTGATGAGATTGAAGCCTTCTTAAGTAGTGAAGTTCCATACTGGATTTACAATACTTTTCAAAGATTGTTTGAAACAGAATTTGTACCTTACTATCATCCAGATCATCCCTACACCTGTTATATAACCACCGCTGAACCCAAGTGGATGTATAACGCTAGATACTAAACAATCGCCCCTTCGGGGGCGTTTCCCTTATCGCTTTTTCTTTTCTGTCCATTTAGTGAACAGGCTGTTCGGTTGATCTGCCTTTGCCAAGAAATTTCCATACAGATTATTATTAACTATCTTTAATCCATCTTTCTTTGTGTAGGTAGCAACAAGAACCGCTTCGCCTGTTTTGTTCATGTCGTAAAGTTCAAAGTCGTCAAAGACGCCCGCCCTGATCGCTTCAGGAACAACTCTAGATACATCCCTGTGAACATTGCGAACATACTTCGGCGGAACTAATCGCTTTGTCTTAAGGAACCTTTGATAATTTCTTTCTAATGCTGTAGCAATTTCCGCTGTTGCATATTTAGCGCGAACTTCCATCCCGCGATCTGTCATCATTTTAATCTTGCCTGATAAACTTTTCAGGCTTCCATCGCCAGTACCATCAAGCATCGTGTGATAACGGCGTTGTGCGCACTCTCGCATTAATCGTTTACTAATCCAACTTGATTCTTCATGAACATAGCCTGCGGCGGCTTCTGATATTTTTCCGCCCTTTGCCTGCATTGCCTTAAATTCTGGTAAGCGTTTCTTTATTTCATCTGAGTCAATAACAACGGTTCCTTTTTTCAATGGCGACTTCTTCAACATAATTGATTTTCCAGAGGCCGACCCGCCGCCTGTCATATAAAAAATCGGATTCTTCTGCGCTTTTGGATTATTCTCTGCAATAATTTCTTCAACAATTTGGTCGTGTAACTTCTGACGTTCAGGCGTCCACTTCGTAAGGTTTGACGGCTCTGCGTCCTTTGCAAGTGACCCGTTTGAATATCTCTGCCAAGTATAAGGTGCGCTTTTTCTTTCTCTTACAACATCAGGAACAACTTTAATTTTATCTGCATTTTTTCCATAAGCGGCCTGTAACTGCGCCAAAGTTTTTTCTGAACCGTCAACTGAAGCAAATTTTCTGATCGCTTGATCGCCGCCATATTTTTTTGACAATTTATCAAAAAATCGAACTTTATTTGCGCCAAGTGCTTTTGCTTTTACAGCGGGTGATTGACTTGAAAGCCAAGTTCCATATGATTGCCCTGCGGGTACTAGACCGCTTTCTGATGGCCTGAAACCCCTGCGTCTGGGCGCTTCGATCTTACGACCAAAAACACGGCTTAAATTGTCATAATCTATTTCCGCAACTGTTCTTGACCTACAATTGAAATGCTGTGGCGGTTCTGGCCCTTTCCCATATTCAAACACCTGTTGATCTAATAAACGACAACGCGAACTTGTTCTGCTGTCCAAGGTTGCAAGATAACGATATTTTTTTGTTGCATCTGGGTTTGCTTTGTAAACTTGTTGCGCCGCGACATTGCTTACCTGATTTAAAGAAGTTCTAACAATGGTCATTACTTGATAGTTTGCGGCTCTTGTAGCGTTTCCGCCTGCCATTGCTATCTGTCGAACATTACCTTTTGAATTAAACCTTAACTGCCCGATCAATCTCGTTCTTATCTGTTGCGTTGTATCACCCGCTAATAATCCGTCACGAATCTCGCGTCCTAATTTATCAGCGCTTTTGTTTGTGATACCGCGAAATGATTTTCTAATTGATTCGCCGTTTGGTAATTCAATCAATTCGCCTTCTTTTGCTGTCAAGGAAAACTTAACCCCTGCCCCGCCTGCAATTGTATTTAATGAATCGCTTAATATCTGGACATTTAATTGTGACGCACTTGTATTGACAACAGCTTTTGCAAATGAGGGTGTAACTTCAACAGTTCTAATTGATGATCTGATGCCTGCGGGCAATGCCTTTTCCATCTGATCGGTTGCAAATTCTGTTTGTAATTTTGCGACAGCTTCAGATACAAGTTGCATATCCTTAGTCGATTTGATATCCCATTTTTTCAGGCTTGCTTTTGTCTGAACTAACAAAGCCCGCAAACGTGCGGCGGTATATCTTGGCCTGTTGCCTACTGGAAGCCGTTCTATTGCTTCTAATTTATTAACAGCGTTTATTATGATTCGATTGTAAGATTGAACGATCTCACGCGAAACCTTATTTGAAAATCTGTTTAAATCTAAGCTATTACGAAAATATTCTTCGGGAATTAAATCAGCATAAGGAATAGATGCCCCAAGTTTGGAAACATCAGAAGGAACCCGAATCGGCGTTTGTGTCATTAATCTTCATCATCTGGGTCTTCAACTTGTTCATCTTCTTCGGCTTCGGGCATTGGTTCGTCATCTTCAATCATGTCGCCTTTTTGTGTTGATTCGATTTCTTCTTCAATGTCAAAATCATCGCCGAGGATTTCGCCTTCTGCTAATTGCTTCAATAATGTTTCCTGAGATATAGCGCCAGAAGACCATAAACCTTGCATCGCCTGAATCTCTTGCGGTGCTAATCTCTGACCTAAGAAATCACGATTAACAAAAGCATTTCCAATTTCTGCAATATTTAAGTAATTCGCATGAAATACCAAACAATTATCAATCATGTCCTGTAGCTGTTGCGCAACAATCATTAAAGTCGAATCGCCTTGACTTCTTTGTATCTCTTGCGATGCCGCTGTTTCTGCAACAAGTTTCTGCCCAAGGATTGCGGCAAGTGCCAAAGTATTTATTTGATCTTCAATATTTTTTATCCTGTCGCGTTGATATTGAAATGATGTACCTTTTATTTCTACAAATTCAGCCCTGCCACCTTCAGGAAATGCCATTGCTTCAGATGGCCCCGCGCTCACTTCTTCTGACGCCTGCGGAAATCCAAAGAGACAAAGCATTGGAACAGAAGAAATCCTAAGTTGATTATCAAAATCTGAACTCTTCTGATAATGCAACAAATTTAATTCTGCAATATCTTGCATCGGTGGGCGCGATTCTAAATATGAAACTTTGTTTGAATATGCAATAGCAAATGGAATGTAATCTAAGGACGTTGTTCCTTCATCTACTTTTACATATTTACCCTGCTTGCTTTTTCTATGAAGCTCAAACCCGCCTGCTGTTAATAATCGCACCTGTTCAACTTCTTTCTGACCATATTCGCCATCATCTTCTGTTACCCGTTCCAAAAGTCTTAGCTGTGTAAGTTTTTGTTTACCATCTATTAATTCTGTACGCCATCCAAGAATCTCACGCGGACTATAAGTAATCCAATAAGGTCTGCCAGTTCCTTCTGTTGGCGCATCAACAAGAACCCCGACATGACCGTAACGCAACATTATTTTTGCTGTTTCATATGTCCAGCTTGTGAGATCGTTCCCCTGAAGGTCAACATCGAACAAATCTTCCGTAACTCGTTCTGATACCTCATTCAATCGAACAGGTTTGCGCGTAAGCATACCCGCAAGCAATCTTTCAATTCGTACATACAAAGGCGCAAGAACTGAAGTAGCGAGTCTATTATCGTAACTTTCGTCCTGTTCGCGCGGCATTTGCGGCAAATACTTTCGATGTCTTTTCCTAATCCCATATGTTCCGCTTATCAAATCTTCAATCAATATCCAATTCGGCTCCATATTTACATAGCTATTGCTAGGGTCTTGCACCTCAACAGCTTTACTTGAACGTTGTCTGTCGTAATGGTTGAAAGAAGAATACACGGCTTAATCCCTAGCTTAATTTAATAGTAATACACTTTTTAATATATTCTAATCCCTGTTCTGCGCCCTGCCCCCAAATGTAAGGGATTGAAGCAACGCCAACAAAGGTATCGAACACAATCAGAGAAATGATCTAATCCAGTTTTTTCTGGTTCGCCTGATTCTGTATAGCTTTGAAGTTCAAGCGATTCAATAACATTTTTACAACGAGGATGAACAAAAAGACTGACTTCTTCTTTGCCATTGCACAAAAGGCGCTGAACATTATTAACGCTGTCTTTAATGGATGGATTAGACGCCCCCGATTGATTGGATATTCCATAGCTTTCGAGAATTTGGATGTCGGTCTTCGTAGCGTTTGTCGATCTTGCTCCGCCTGACGAATCAGGGTATCCATAAAGTCTGTTGTAAACAAATCTTGATTTGATTTCTTTTGCCAATTGGTCGGTGTCATGTGCGCGAATCTCGTCAAAAATATAAAGTTTGTTATCTCTAATAACGGCGCAAACGCAAGACATCTTGCCAATATTGAAGTCGATTCCCAAACGAATAATTTCATCTGAATAGTTTGGAATGTCTTTTGTTATATGTTTTTCTCTGTCGAAGCGGTCAAAAACAGCGCCAGTTGTTAAAGATATGAACTGCCCTTCAAGGTACGCCTTGAGAAGATTAGGGTCGTAGTTCATTTTCATTCTATCAATAAAATCTGCGGGCAAGTGTGGATTGTCTGTTGTTTTCATCCTTATTAACTTTCTGTCATTTTTTTCTTTTGCCTCATCGCTGCCGAAAGTTTCCCAAAACCAACGATAACCTTCAGGGGTGGACGCCGCCGCGAATTGACGAACATTCCCTGCGCGAAGACGTCCAAGGATTTTCGGAAAGGCTCTTTGACATATAGAGGGCGCAACTGTATCAATTTCATCTGCCAATATAAAAGCCGCGTTAATACCGATTATTCTTTGCCAAGATTCAAAAGAACGACACATAATCCGCGTATCTCCTTTAGGTAAATGCAAAACAAAATCAGGCAAAGGCGAACTTCTGAATGTGTAAGGAATCTCGTAATTCAACAAAAATTCCTCAAATTCTGTTACAAAAAGATCACGAACAAGGGGTTGCGTAGGTTCTAAGACAATACCTGTGAAGCCTTGATTTAATAATGAAAGATATAAACA